ATAAAGTGTGGCCGCGTCCGCCCCGGATAGGTCGGCCACGCCCGCAGGGATTACCGGGCGAAATGTAATGTCTGCATTTGTAACCGCGGCAGTAAAATAAAAATAAGGCGCTGGATAAGCAAAAGGCAGATAAGGAAATGGATCATAATAGTTTGATGTAACCGTTTGTGTGCCGTTAAAAGTTGACGGTACGCAGCCAGTAATTACAACACTTTGACCAGCCACAAATGTATTTGGCTTTTGTGTTATGTAATAAGCAACGTTGTTTTGCAAATAAACTGCTGCAATTGCATTTTGATTTGCAGTAAGCAATGGCAAAATAACCTGCTCGGCTGAGTCAATAATTCCTTCGAGATAAGCGTCAGAATAAAGAGACACAGAGACGCCAAGCACTTGCCGCAAACTTGCGACGGTAATAATTGCTGGCATCTCTGTGTCCTTTCGTGATCGACTGGCCTAGATACGGGAGCGCACCTAGGCCATGCTTATTTATTAGGTTAGGTTAAAGCGACGTAGGCCACCGGCAAAGACGGCCTGAGCTGCAATGTAACCGTAGAGCATGATTTCGATTTCGCCTGTTGTTGGAACGTTTGTGGCCAATTGAAGCGCAGGAGACTCAAAAATCTCGATTGAGCGAGGCTCGATGATGAATGCTGACTCGTCGATTGAAGTTGCAACCATGTTTGGATCTACATAGTAGTCAAGTCCAAGTACGTTTCCGCGAATGCTTGTTGGCATTGCAGATCCTGCATTATTCATCGGATTTCCCGCATTATATATTGGTCTGCCCGTGGTATCTGTTGCACCAAGTAAAGTGCTCCAGATAGAAGTGCCTGAAACAAATGATTTTGCTGTGCGCTTTGTTGCTGTGTATGCAGCTGGCGCTTCTGTTGAAACAAATGAGATCAAGCCAGCTGAGTCTGCCGCTGTTGCTGTTGCCTGTGTTCCGCCAGCTGTAATTTGTGCAATTACATATTGGTCAGTTGCTTGAGCGTAACCGTCGCGGAGATTTTGGAGCATGATTTCATAAAAGCTCGGATCTGACCGGTCGAGGAGCTCGACTGAATAGCGTTGAAACCCGGCTTTTTTGATAACTGTCGCATTTACATAGCTAGAAGTGATCGCGGTTGTACCAGTTGGATCTCCGCCCTCTGCCACTGTTGCAGCTGTTGAGTTAGCAGTAATTTTTGGAATAGACACTGTCATTCCGTATGTGCTTAATGGACGTGTTCCGCCGCAAGCGTCAATTACTGGACGATCAGCGTTTGTGTTTTGTGCAACGTCGCGAACGTAAGATACCGGCGAAAATGCTGGATTTGTTGTGAATGAGTCGTCCGCTGCCTTGATGTACTGGCGAGAGTCTTCATTGCCTAGCGTTGCCTTGATTGAATGCTCAAGGTATGAACCACCGCTAACGATTGGTGAGCGTGGTGATGAGAAGTAGAGCGGACGAGAAGCCTCGACCTTTTCGACTTTGGAAGCCTCAACCGTTTCGGCTGGGACTTCTGGAACGGCTGTAGGTGTTTCCACTTGCTTGTCTCCTTCGGTTGGTTGTTCATCTGCTTCCAATTCGGACTCAGAATTATTGTTTTCACTAGCTGCAATCGCAACCTTTGCACTGGCAATGGCTGGATCTGTAACAAGTGAAACCTCTTTGAGCGCACTTGCGCTAACTACTAAAACTCCGTCAACGTTTTTGTATTTTTGTGCAATTACACCGACGCTAAATCCGTCGCGCAATCCAGTTGAAGCCTCGACCAGCGCGTCAGATCCCGCGGTGGTATTGCCAATTGAAAACGTAGCGTAAATACCTTCTTCATCTTCTTCGTAACTTTTAAGAAATCCGATTGGTGCTTCCCGGCGGTGCTCAAGTAGAAGCTTGGTGCTGTCGCTAAAAGTAATCGAACCTTTTTGAAACATAGTTGATCCAGAGCTAGTCACGCCTTCTTCATTCCACGTGACAATGCGACCAGATAACTCGCGTTTTGGAAAATCTGTGGCCTCGACTTTGATTGAAAAGTCCATTTTGATTGGTTTTTGTATGCTGTAGGTCATCTGATCATTTCTTCCTCTAGTCGGATTTCATCTGAAGTCAAAGCGCCAATGTCGTAAAGAATTTTGTAAACGTCTGCGCGTTCTTTTGCAGATCCGCGCAAGTAATCGTCTAAATCAAATTTAACCTCTTGACTTGCTGGGACAAAGTCATTTGGCATGCCAGTCATTGACAATCGTTCCTCGATCGCCGTCATAATCGGACGCAGCGAGAAATCAAGCAAAGATTGACGCGCCAAAGTTGCATTGCTGTAAGTCATGCTTGATCCTGACTCTGCGTCAACGTAATAAGCAGGAATGCCCGTTACTCTGGCAAGCTCTGTTGACACGTAAGATCTGGCTTGATTTAACTGTAACTTTTCTGGATCAAATCCAAGTGTCTGCAATTCAACGTCTGCATTTAAAAATGCTGTTGAACGATTGCGACGTGCCTGACCCCAAGACTCAAGCAATTTGGCAATGCGATCAGCTGGCAATGCTGTGCCGTTAGATTTCAAAACCATTGTTGGCACTGGCTCGCGCGCGTACATTGTTGCAGCGCGTTCCAATTCTGCACCAGCTTTAATTGTTCGCCCAGCACGATTTAGAATGCCTTCATCTACGCCATAGAAAACTGCCAAGCTGCCCGGACCTTCGTAAGGCGCTGGAATTGAGTCGACGCAGTAATACTCGATCTCTGTGCCCATTGCATTTGTTTTTATTGTTACGCGCGTTGGATCTATGCGCTCAGCACTGCGAATGCGATATGTGTCTGCATAAATTTCTAAAATGCGCATGTAACCGTAGCCGTATAGGAGCAAATCTTCTGCAAGCCATGCGTATGTAGCAAAACCCGGCACACGCGGATCTGGTTGGTTAATACATTTTGGCGGTGTCTCAACGCGAGCACCGTCTTGCTTTGTGCGAACTTTTAGCGGAATGCTGGCCACACTGGACGAAATAATGTTGCGAGCGCGAGCGCACGTTGGCACTGACATAAATTCAACGCGTGAAGCTGTAATACCGGCAACGCCGTAGATATTGTAAAGCGAACTTGTGACATTTACTGGAGCTAGTGAAGCCTCAATGTCAGAGGTCGCCGCTGGCGCTTGTGTTGTGACTGTGCGCGAAAATAGACCCATGTGGCAAAGTGTAAAGGTGGCCTCTACACCTAGGCTGAGAAAATGTCTATCTCCATTTCAGGGCGTGTCGCAAAGTGTGTCGCTAGAGCTGAGGCCACAGCTGCGCAGACCGCAACGCTTGAGGCGCGCCGTCCGATAATCCAGCCGCCGTCGCCCATTGGTAATCTGACGGCGGATAGTATCTGCTTGGATAATTCTGCCTGTTTTCCATGCATAAGCCGCTTTGAGGTAATCGCTCCCAGTAATTCGTCGCAGCTTTGCCCGTATAACGCGCCGTCAATGTCGATCACTGGAATTCCAGCTGGTTGTAATCTCGCAGCTACCGCAGAGCTTGTCCTTTTGCTAAAAGCCACGTATTCAACAGGATATTTGCGAGCATAAGGAGCAATGTCATTGGCAATGGCTTTATCATCTAGCGAAATCGGATTGTGCCAAGTGTGCAGCAATTTAATGATAAAAGTATCGTCAGGATTTTTCTGGGCTGCGACCAATGCCCCGTCTCTACGATCCGGCGAAAGATCAAGGCCAAACCAAGTGACCTTCTCGACGTCAAGCTCTACCTCAGAGCCGCCGCACTCATTCCATTCCTTTGCCGGTATCGCTCCGCTGATTGTGTTGACCCAGCGACAAAGCACCTCAGTCTGAACAACGTCAGGCGGATCATTTAAGACTGCGCGGATATTGTCCTCATGGATAGTGTGTCCAAGTGCTGGATTACTTGCGACCCAGTTTTTTTCGTCAGTAATCTTGTCCGAATAAGCTGACCATTCAAAATAAGCAATGTCGTCTTCAGATCCAGCCGCACTTGCTTGGCCTCGATCTCGCAGCTGGTTGAGGATCAAGCTGTGTTGATCGCCAGCATTTGAAAACGTCCAGAGCTGAGGATTTTTTGCAGCCATCATTGTGTAGCGCATAGCAGACCAAGCCTCAGTGTCTTTAAGCTGACGCGTTTCGTCCATGTACACAGTCTCAGGCTTTGCAAAACCACGAGCAGCTGCGTTGGCCGCCTTGACTACGTAGCGAGCGCCTGACTTTAACTCGATCTCCTCTGACCCATGCGCCCAGCGGATTTTCTTGACGTGTTTTGCCAGAGCTGGATTGCTTTCAATTAGGTTGACAATGTGCCGAAACGTTTCAAGCGACGTTGTCAGTACGTGAGCACTGCCCAGCTGTAGCGGTTCATTCCACAAAAACATTCTGGCAAGAATGCTCATTTCCATGATTGTGCTTTTGCCGTTTTGACGAGCTGCCACGATCACAACGACCGGGTGTTTCCAACGACCGTCAGGCTTGATTTTCATAGAATGCTCAAAGACAAATTTCTGCCAAGGCATGAGCTCAACGCCTATTGACTCAGCAAAGTC